CAACTGATTGCTCGGTGAATTGATCGTGTTAGCTAAGTCACCCCAAGAAACCTTACTTTGGTCAAGAATAGCTAAAAGCCTTAACTGTGCTTTTTCAGCCTGTGACATTTCCGATACGGCTTTAGTTATGCCATTTGCATAAGCATATTCAGCAAGCGTAGCATTCGTAATGTCGATACCAAACTGATATAATGCCCTCGCTTGTCCGGCAAGACCTGATTGAAGCTTTTGAGCTACCTGTGTGAAGTCCATGTTCTTTAATGAACCCATATCCCCGGCTAACATTGAGAATGCTTTTGCCGTAGATGTAGCGACTTCCTGTGACACGCCCATAGCATTCGTGATACTTGCTAATGATGCCTGATACTGTGTCAGCTCTGTAAGGTTCAAGCCTAAAGACTTCGCATTGGTAGTCTTGATAAGACGTTCTTCAAGGTCAAGTTCAAGACCTGACATCTTATGTAGTTTTTCTTCAAGGGTTTTGGTAAATGCTTCGGTATACTGTTCAGCACTGCCTACCCCGGCTTTAGCAAATGTGTCTTTGCCTATCTTCTTAGCCGTTACATCAAAGTAGTTATATGCTTCGAGGTAATCAGCCGCATCCGTAAAGGCATTTTTAAGTCCTTTTGCACCACGTATAAGCAACCAGAACTTAGCATAAAGCGTTCCTATGGTGCTTGCAAGGCTATGTGAACGCCTTGTAGCCCTAACAGCCGATGAACTGAACCTATCAAGGGAATTGGTTATAGTAGTGCTTGCAGAACCAATCTTCTGACCCTGTGACGCAAGGTTAGTAAGGCTGTTTATGAAGTCTATTATGTTCTGATTTACCTGTGGAAGTGATGAGAAACTCTTGATAAGCTTTGTTAAAGCCTTTTCAAGTTGTGGGATATTAGTGATTGCCTTTTGGATATTGACACCGCCAAGCTTACCTATTGTAGCTACTAAATCCTTAATGCCTGTGGTAACGCCTACCGTTGTCGGGATATTTGCAAGTGCATTAGATAATACCCCAAGGGATGCCGCCAAGTTATTCATCTTGTTAGTATCGACATTCCCAAGGGTACTTAACTGCTGAAAGATTCGTGTGTAATCAGCCTGACTTGTTGCACCCTTTATCAGTATGATAGCCGAATTGAGATTTACAAGACCTCTAGCAAGGTCATTTAGTTTCCCAACTTCAAGCTTTGCAACTGCAACAGATAACCCGTCAAGCCGTTTTGCTAACTTGTCAATGGCTGAATATGCCTTGCTTGATTCTTCGGTTATCCGTAGGGTTAAAGTTTCTAAATCAGCCATTGTTATTTTCCTCCGTTACCCTTCCGGGTGTTCTAACTTCCAATTTTCAGCCCAAGCCTGTAAGGTGGCTACAAGAAGCTTATTGTTATCTTTAAGCTCGTCTTTCTCACGCTTTTCAACCGTTTCACTAAACGGTTCCTTAACATAGCTTGAACGTGCCTTATATCCGGCAAGATTATGTTCAACTGCTGTAGCTACCGCAGATTCGATGTAAATGCCTAATTCCCAATTATTGATGTCATTCATCCTCTTGCGTAGCTTCTGCGCCTTAAAGACGTACTCTAGCTCTGTCGGACAGGATTCCATTACGTCCTGTTTGGTCAAGCCGAAAGCAACATATGTTGGAAGTATGTTATTATAAAAAAGTTCTGTGTATGTCAGGTTTTCTTCTTGTTGGATTTCTTCGTCAAGCTCGTCAGTGCTTTGTTCGACTGCTCCAACAGATTTCCGAAAAAACCCTCACCCATAAGCTCCATTACAAGTTGGCTGAAAATGTCTATCAAGCCATGATTTTCTTTATCTTCTTCCAGATAATCATCAAGGATGTTTCCAACTTCGCTTATATTTTCAACCGGGTTCTTCTTCTTCATGCCCTCGAAAAGCAGTTCCCTAGTAAGGTTAAAAAGCTTTCTAACCTTTGCCATACTCTCGGAATCAGTGCTTGCTTTCTGCAACTCACCGATGATTCCCATAGCGTCTGCTGTCCTGTCAAGTAAATCTGAATCACAGAAACTGTTATAGCCAAATTTAATCTTGTATTCCTTTTCTCCAACTACTAATGTCATCATATTATTTTTACCTTCCCTTCTGACAATTAAAAACCGCTAAAGGCTATGCCGAAAGCGGATTCTTATGCTAAACGTGTTAGCTAAGTGCAAATATCAAAGGAAGGGCGAGGTTTCCCCCGCCCTTGAAATCCCTTGAAAACTGATTGATTACGAGAATGCAACCTTGCTTGACATTCCCTTAGGCTCAACGATGATAAGAGGGAACTCAACAGTAAGAAGTGAGTTCTGACCCATTTCAGGTTGAGGTATAGCTTCGGGTGGCTGTGCCACAACGAAGAACGCATCTGTGAATCCGGGAACGATCGTCTCGAACCACATATTTACGTTGTTTGCTTTTGCGGTCTGATAAGCACTGATGAGGTTAGCCCATTCAGTAGCCGTCTCGCTTGTGAAGTTTACGGTGATAGTCCATGTTCCACCTGTGTCACCACGTCCGGCAACGGTCTTTGTAACTAAATCTTCAAGAGCCGAAGCATCAATAGTAGCAGGGGTAACAGTAATTCCACCGATTGCGTTAATTCTGTTTAACTTTGTGAAGCTCGAAGGCTTTGTTCCTGCATAGCCTGTTGCTTCAACGCCATAACCAAAAGTAACGCCAAGAGTAGATACCAAATACTGTTATCGCAAGGCTTTTTATCCTCACTTCTGCATCATTACAATGCAGTTCAGCATACCTTTTTACCACAACCTCTGCGGTTGTATCGTCCGATAGGGAAGTCTCGTGGAAGTATTATATTCTTTAGTATCGCAACTAAAGGTTCAACTTCTATGCGTTGCCGTTGACTATGTTTTTAAACATAGCCTTCACTGTCTGATTACGGTTGCAAACCGCTTTCCAGCTTATTCCTTCCCTTTTATCCGTGATCTACTTGACGATTTCATCACGGTGGGCATCGTAATAACTACGCATTTGTTGCGTTATTACGCTACTCTACCCATAATTGTAGCATCTGCCATGATTTTTGTCCTCCTTTTTGAACATTAAAAAAGGCAAACCATTTTAAGGTTCACCCTTTCATTAACTGTTGATTATATATTCTATTGAACGCCCTAACTTCATATGGTAATGAACCTTCTGATAAGTCATTCCAAGGATTTTAGACCACTCCATGCAAGTATGCACTTCACCATTATATTCAGCGTACATACAATCTCGCCTGTTATTTTGTTGAATTTGATTACTCACCCATCTACAATTATTTGGCTCATAATCTTTATCAACATTTATACGGTCTAAAGTACATTCACCACGTTTTGCACTCAAATCATAGCCGGAAGTAAACGCCCACTCTGCAAAAGTATCATAATTGTCAAGCCATTCTTTGCACACTTTGATTCCACGCCCGCCATAATTGTGATATTCACGTTCTTTTGGGTCTTGGCACCTTTGAATCATGTGTTTGTAAACAGCGTACAATCGCTTATGTGAATATTTGTATTTCAGGTTAATGTTTCGTGCAATTTCGATGCACAAGCATCCGCAAGACCTTGTATGACCCGAACGGAGTTTAGCTCCATCCATGTGAACTATATTTCCACAATCGCATTGGCATAGCCAAGACTTGCGTCTTAAAACTCTTTCTTCAGGTTCTAAAAACCTTATTACAGTTAGTCTGCCAAACTTTTGACCTGTAATATCAATAAATTCTGCCATTCAATTCACCTTCCACCATAGATCAAAAGTTTATTTCTTCGTTTCCACCGATAACCCGTCTGAACCTAGAAATCATCGTGTACGTGTCCGATGTTTCTTTAGTAAGCTCACCTTTAGTTACCATGTTGAACCGAAGTTTTTTGAAGTTTTCAAGTACCGCAGATGCAAGTTTCCTAAGACCGCCCATGCCATTGTTGGTACCGCTCTTAGCTATGGTTGTGTGTACTTCAAAAGTAACCATCATAGCGTTCACGGTAACATTTTCAAGGTCTGAACCGATTTCAGGACTATCAAGCATCTTTATGTAAACCGAAGGTAAGTTAGTATTGTCATTCAGCTTCTGCTGTTGAGTAACTAACAGATTCGGATAAGTGGTTAATAGGCTTTTTTCAAGCCTTGTTTTGACTATGGTGTATATTTTTGATTCGATACTATACACCCAATCTGTATCAGCCATTTCCGAACACCTCCCTTGCGGTAGCTTCAACCTGCAAAATCATTTCTATAACTGCGTGGTGCATGGGTCTTGTTGGGTAAAATCCTCGGCTTATGTGTAGGAAACCGCCCTTATCACGATAAAGCCAATGGTCTTTAAATGCGTTCTTCTGACCGGGAAATGTACCTCTGCCTATCGGTGTGCCATCATCCAAACGTTTTTCAACGTTTCCGTCCGACTTTTCTAAGTATACGGCATAATTTCCGGCACCGAACTCCGTCATAAGTAAGGGGCTGACTTTTACATCCTCATGCCCCAACCAATCAGCCGATAGCAACTGTGTTTCTCTTGCAACCACTACACATCCATTTGTTTCCGTTTCCTTGGAAAAAACAATGTAGGGTGCATAAGAACCATAATTTGCGTTCATAGCTGCCTGAATGCCCTTATCAGCAAGCTTAGAACAGAAAAGCCGTACTTTTGCTTGTAGGTCTGTTCCATATTGCCGTAGCTCGTCAGCCATGCGCTTTAAATCCCATGATGTAAGTCTCCCGCTAATCACCATCTTTAACACGCCTTTTCAAAATAGCCTTAGTGAAGTTGAGACTATGCCGAACCGCCACAACCGAATAATCAGCCGTAGAACCGTCATTCTCATCTTCTGGTGGCTCTGTTTCAAACCATATAAGGCTTGTCTCCGTTATCGGGATCGCTTTCATATCCGTAACAATGATTGCATCATAAGCGGACATATCTATCCCAAACTCAACGTCTACTGAATCACTTCCCGAAAAACTTATGTTAGCTGAAAAAGGCTCCGGCTTATCATAGGCTATCGTGTAGTCACCTTCATCAATAGTCACTGTCTGTCCGTCAACCACTATGGTTTCCTTTGTGCTTTCTGTTTCCCGGTCTGTGAGTAAAGCGTAATAGATTGTCTGCTTATTCTTGTTAAGTGTACGCATATCAGTTACCCTCTAACTTCTCAATCCTTTTTACCAATATTTTCAGTGTTGTTTCCTGTTCTATCTGCTTTTTCTGGACTTCTTCAAAGTTCTTGCGCATATCCTGCATCTGCAGCTTAATGTCATTTGCAAATTCTGTGAAGTTCTTTGTCAAAGTGTCCATCTTAACATCAAGCCTTGCTATTACCTCGGCTTTTTTTGCAACATCTTCGTCATCAGC